CAATTTGTATATGAAATAGGTGGTAGTGGAGACGATAACCAATTTGCAAATTTAGAGATAATGGCAATGGAAGACGATACAATAGAAGTACTTAAAGGAGGAACGGTCGAAAAGACAACGAAGGTAATTAGTAAATCCAAGACGACGAAGGATAATAGCAACACCACCACCCAGTACCCAGAAAATATAATAGACATTAAAAAAGCATACATTAAATTTGACCAAAGTTCAATAACTAAAAAGGTGATTTCTAAAAAGAAAAAATGGCCACCATCTGAATGGTTTAAAAGTAAGGAAAAGAGAACAACAACAGTTGTTAAGGATAAGTTGACAAAAGACCAGAAGATTGCGAAACAAAAAAGCCAATCTCAGTCAATATAAAAGATATTTATATATAATTAAAAAAGGACCACACGGTCCTTTTTTATTTTTACCTCAATACCCAAACCCAAGGGTTTTTTAATTTATTTTGGTTGTTTGTTTTTGCATGAATTGGTGTGAATGCATCTTGGTTTTCACCATCCTTACCATAACCGGTATCAATATAATATTGTATAGGTTGTCTAAATTGAACTACCGCTAACGCTCTAGTCACTCCCTTGTCATCCACATACATCTGAATAGCAACAAAAGCTCTCACAACTCCATTATATTCCATACACGTTTTATGCATAGGAGACCTATTCCAATAATAGACCATCATCTCTGCAATCTCTTTATGTGGTTTAGGTGTGTTATCGTAATTTACAGCTGGTACATCTATTAAAATTTCACTACCAGGTTGACAAACACAATGAACTAGACGTTGTTTGTTATTCTCCTCTATTTTACTTGTTAATAGTTCCGAATAAGGAAGAGCTGTTCTATTATTATCATCCCATACCACTGCATCTGAACCCACACTTTGTCTATGGATATTAATTTCGTCAAAAACTACTTTCTCTAACTCAGTATTTCTCCATATAGATTGAGAAAATGAAGTTAAGGAAACTAAAGTTAGTAATATGGTAAGGATTTTTTTCATTTGATTTGATTTTATTTGGTTGGTTAAACAGTCGGCTTGTATTATTATATACGTAAAATTTATCTTTGTAGTTTCGTTTGAGGTGGGTTATTTTTAATTAGTATTTTTTAAATTTTAATTTGGAATAATATCTATAATTGTACCCATCTATGTTTTCGTAAGTTTCTTGAACATAAAAATTAACTATTTTATTTTCTAAACTTATTATTTCATACACTAATGGGCGTGAGGAACCGCCTAAAAGCAAATATGAACCAACTAAAGGCTCTGTGATAGTAAGGTTATTAGATGTAACAGATAAACCATAAGGATACAAAGAATCACCATTTAAAATAAAATAACCCATCCCAGGAACATCCACAGGGAAATCAAAACACCAATCAGTATCCTTTTTTATTATATCCTCAAATTCATACATACTTCCATTATATCTTAGACTACTAGTATCACTATATTGAAAATGCAACATTTCAGTAGATTCACCAGTTTCTAGATTCTCCATATATAGTTTACCACCAAGTAATTTCCAACAACCATCTAGAAAATTAATATCTACATACGATGTAGGGTTTTGAGTAGTAGGGTATTGTGTTGTACAAGGCATGTATAGTGGTTCGGTTTCACAGGATACCAACAATAAAACACATAATAGCTTTATAATATTTTTCATACTACAAAGATAAATAAAATATATGAATAAACAAAATTAATTTGTATTTATATTATATGGTAAAAAATATTATAATAACAAAAGACCAATTATTTAAAATAAGTAATCTATTAAAAGAACAAAATGCCGACACATCAAATGTTAGAGCTTATTCTTTCGATTGGGATGATAATATAATGATTATGCCAACTACAATAAAGATGTTAAAGAAAACCAATGATGGTTGGGAAAATATTAATGTTGGAACGGAGGAGTTTGCTGCCATAAGGGATGATGAAAATTATAAATTAGACGATGGAGCATTCGATAATTTTATAGATGACGATGGCTTTATAAATGATTTAGAGGAAGCCCTAAATACCAAGTCTTTTGCCCCATCATTTGATAAGTTTAAAGAAGCTTTAATTTACGGAAATCCAATATCAATAATAACAGCTCGTGGACATAAACCGGAAACACTAAGAAAAGGTATGGATTTTGTTATCTCCCACACATTTAATGAAGAAGAATTAGCTCAAATGATAGATAATATACAACAACAAATACCAGAATTAGACGGTAAAACACCAGAACTTATATTAAAGACTTATTTAGATTCTCACGAGTACCACCCAGTGACGTCAACTGAATTTATAGATAAGTTTGGGGTAGAGGATAGTTTAGCGTCACGTCCCGAAGAAAGTAAAAAAATAGCTTTAAGGGATTATGTTACCAAAATAGTAGCTAAAACCTCTGAAATGGTAAATACAAAATATAATAAATTATCGATTGGGTTTAGTGACGATGATTTGGGTAACATAAATGCTATAGTTCCCTTTATTGAAGAAGTTTTACAGATTGAATTCCCTGATGTGGACTTCGTAGTTTATGACACTTCAGAAGGTGGTATGAATAAAATAATACTAAAACAGTTAAACTAGTATGTTTTTTTCATTACCGATATATTTATAGATATAATAAAAAAGTAAAAAACTAAAATTAAAAGATATGGCCGATTTATTAATGAAAATGCCGATACCCTACGAACCTAAAAGAAAGAATAGGTTTATATTAAGATTTGATTCTTCGTTAGGTATCAACGAATGGTATGTGGAAAGTACATCTAGACCACAAATAACAATAAATTCAGTAGAAGTACCATTTTTAAACACATCTACTTATGTTGCTGGTAGATTCAACTGGGGGACAATAAGTGTTACATTTAGAGACCCAATCGGTCCTTCAGCAGCTCAAGCACTTATGGAATGGGTAAGATTACATTCAGAATCAGTAACTGGTAGAATGGGTTACGCGGCAGGATACAAGAAAAATATTGACTTAGAATTATTAGACCCAACAGGTGTTGTAGTAGAAAAATGGATTTTACAAGGAACTTTCCTTACCGATGTTAATTTCGATAGTTTAGGTTATAGTGATGACGGACTAGCTACTATTTCAGCTACCTTAAGGCCAGACAGATGTATTTTAGTTTATTAATAAAATTTTAAATAGAATGAAAAAGTCCTTAATTAAGGACTTTTTTTGTTTAAACACTTTACTTTCTTAATATAAATGCCAAAGCTTTATATGCAATATAATAACTTATTATTTACTAATAAAATAAAAAGCGATATATATATATATAAATAAAGATAATTTATGTTACAAGATAATTTAAGACCAGATACAGAAACTATTTTACCATACGATATGGTAACACTACCTTCAGAAGGGATATTTTATACTAATAAGAAAAAAAGTGTTAAAGTAACCTATTTAAATGCTTCTGATGAAAACCTTTTAGCGTCTCAGTCATTACAAGGAACCGGAGATTTAGTCAATCAACTAATAAGTAAAAAAGTATTAGATAAGGACATTAGTCCTATCGATATGCCGGAGTGTGACAAACAAGCTATTCTAATTTTTTTACGTAATACAGCATTTGGTTCAGAATATACGGTACAACTTACAGACCCTAAGACTAAAGAAAAATTTACAACAAATATAGATTTATCTATTTTAAAAACTAAAGATATAAATGTTAAGTTTGACGAAAAAAATGAATTTGAATTCTATTTAGAAAAGTCTAAGAAAAAAACTAAATTAAAGTTATTAACACCGGTAGACACTAAAGAATTAATAGAACTTAATGAAACACATAAAAACGACCCGATAAGTCCTTACATGACAAAACAACTTGAAAAAATGGTAGTAGAGATAGATGGGGTTAGAGATAGAATGACTATAGCACAATTTATACAGACAATGCCAATCAAAGACTCACAAGACATTAGAAAAGTTGTTAAAAATAATACCCCAGCATTGGATTTAAATGTTACCCAAAAAACACCATCAGGAGAAGAAATGAAAGTTGCAATTTCATTGGGTGTTGAGTTTTTTCGTCCTTTCTACGGGCTATAGGAATGCCCTATTGCAAGAGTTTTACTTCTTAATGCGCCACTTACATATCCCTTATACTGATTTATTACAAATGCCTACATTTGAAAGAAGATTTTACATTGGTAAACTAATTGAAGAATTTGAAAAGAAAAATGAGGCTCACGAACAGGCAAAGAACAAAAGCAAAAACAGATTCTAACTATTTATAGTTAAACGAATCTTTATGTTTAAATTTTTGAAACAATTATTTATTGAGCACATCCTATCAGGGGCTAAGCCATACATCGCTTTTCACCCAGAATTAGGAGTACCAATCGGTATCTTTAACTACAAAGACGAACCCAATCACCAAGCCAGAGTTAATTCCATTAAAAAGTATGGAATAAAAGGAAATCCACTATCCTATAAGTTAGCAAAAAACTTAGGGATAAACAACCCAATCCCATCTTATAGTGACCAATCTGAAGCGGACGCTATATGTACGGCAGGGACTGATAGAGGACGTGATTTTATGGTTAATGGTAATGCTTGGTTCTGTAACGGCAATAAAGGTTATCCAAGGAATGCTGGGGGTAATAGTAGAGGCTCAGCGACGAGTGCTTGGGGTAAACATGCCGAGATGGTGGGTAAACAACGAACACCTAATGAAGGAATGCAATGGGGTGACCTAGAAAAGATGCAGGACCTCATGACACAGCTTGACACATCAGGTGGTAAAGTGATTGCTAACATGGACGTCCTTCTAGACATGTTAGCATTAGAAGATACTCTACGTGTAGACATATCCCAAACTATAGGAATGTCAAACCAACAATTATTTGACACTATTGAAGAATTAAATGAAGCTGGTGCTTCTAGTGCGAGATGGGGTATTCAAGTACATCAGTTATTCGAGACTTTTAAAGATATAACTATGGAAATTGGGAGAAAACTAAGAATTTCTCCTGAGGTAACAGAAAGAGCTGCATTATTAACTAAAACTTTATCTGGGTTTGATGCGGGTGCTTTCTCTGAAGGTTTTGACGTTATAGGGTTTAGTTTAGATAAAGCGATGGGTAAAGTAGATGAAACTGATAATGCAATGTCTGACATTATAGATACCGGAAGACAATTTGGTGTGGTGATGGAGAAATTTATGGGTAATATGTCAGCAAATCTTAAATTAGTTAATACGTATGGCTTTGAAAGGGGTGTTGAAGGTTTAGCTAGGATGGTCGCAAGAGGTCAAGCGCTAGGTCTGGAAATGGGTACGGTTACTTCATTAGCGGATAAATTCTTTGACCCAGAAGGAGCAATTGATTTTGCGGCAAGAATGCAAGTAATAGGTGGGGCAGTAGGTGATTTACAAGACCCATTTAAATTAATGTATATGGCGACTAATGACCTAGAAGGTCTACAAGAAGCTATAATGGATACCGCTGCAGCCGCAGTAACCTTTGATGAAGAAAAGGGTAAATTTGTAATATCACCAGAACAAAGAAGACAATTAAAAGATATGGCGGATGCTATGGGAATGTCGTATCAAGACTTAGCAGACCATGCAGTTAAATCCGCAAGACGAGCAGAAGTATTTTCAGAAATGGAATTTTTGGATAATGTAACCGAAGAAGACAAGGAGTTAATATCAAGTATGGCACAGATGGGTGAGGGTGGAGAAATGCAAGTAAGAATACCTAGTTTAGATAAAATGGTTGATGTGGATAAATTAAGTGCGGAACAAATAGAAGAATTAAAACAGGTAGGAATGTCCGACTCCGATGTCTATAAACAACAACTTACCGTAGCTGAAAAAGCAAATCAGTATTTAGCCACGATTGATAGTGGAATGAGAATGATGGTAAGGAAAGGTGGTGGAGACGCTGCAGCAAGTAATATGATGATGGCCAGTCTAAGTCAACAACTCGGGGACAAGATGGAGTTACTTACAGCACCACAACAGGAGATGTTAGGTAAAGGGGATGTAAAAGGATTTTTAGCTGACTTTCAAGCACAACAAATGGACCCAACTAATAACAAGGTAGGTGCCGACGCCGCTAAGGTTATACTAGACGGGTTAAGAAGTATGGGGTTAATACCACAAGGAAACCCGAACACTGTAGAGGTAGAGGATTTTATATTAAGGCCAGGAATGGCACCAGTACAATTTGACAAAGATGACCTACTCTTAGGGGGTACCTCATTATTAGGAGACTCAATAACAGATATGAGTAATAAGATTAATACAACCAACACTAATTTAACTACAAATATTGGGGGTACTGGAGGCCCTATAGAACTTACTGGTACCTTAACAGTTAAAGGTGAAGGAGAAAACGCTACTGTTAATGTTAAGAAATTATTGAGACAAATGAATTCTGGTGATTTACAAAATTTAAGCATGATGTTATCTAACGCAACAGCATAAAATAATTAATAATCTATTTATTATAAAATAAAAAGATGGCAAACGACGATAGAATACAACCAAGAGGAAAAGCAAAAGGCGGACAAAACCCTTATGGGTTAGGGGATTATAATATTACGCTATCCAGTACCGAAATTTTAAGAAAATTTTTATTAGGAAAAAACTTACAAAGTTCATATTTGGCAGACGCAAATCCAGTATCACCGTCTTTCGGTATTCAAGAACCAGGAAAAAACGTGTACACAAATTTATCGGATAATTTTATTATAGACCAACAAACAGTACAAGAAAAAGGTAGAATAAATCAGACTAATTTATTTTTAGATAATAAATATGGTCCTATGGATGGATATAGAGACGTACAATTAATTGATGTTGACAAGGTACTTCCTAGAACCGGACAAGGGTATGTAGCACCAAATACAATAACACCCCAATCTTTCGTATCATCCAACTATACTCCAGCTGAAATATTAGAAACAGTAAACATAACTAATGGGCTCGTTAACACTTTAAATAATAAGATTTTAAATGATAGTAAATTAACTGAGGTATCAGCCGGATACCTTAGAGAAAATTTAGGGTACATACAGTCCCAATACGACTTTGAGGTTAGTGCGTTAGGCATAGCAGATTCTAATATAAGTAGAACACCAGGAAATAAGATATTAAAAGGTACAGATTTCATGTCTAGAATTACCAATTTATATTACGGATATTCTAATATACCAGGCAATTATTTCCAAGCAACATTTGTCCCAAACATAAATGAGTTACAATTAAACCAAATTAATTATGTTGGTGGGCTAGCTCCAAATATAACCGCTTCAGCAGACGCTCTACAAAATTCTGTATTCTCTAACGGACTAGGTATACCAACAAGCCCAACTAATATGCCTATACCTAGTGATATATTTTTACAATATATGGGAGAAGAACAACAATCTGCTTTATTTGGGTCATTAAAATATAACATTTATAGACCAGATTATAGTAAAGTACCACTACCTAGTAACATAGACACAGTAGTACCATTCTATTATGTTGGGTCAAAAGAATCTGAACCAGGAAAAATACAAAGTCCACTAGACGCTGTACCACAAGATGAATTTGGTAGAAGCACCGGAGCAATAGTATATGGTCCATCTACTTTAGCTAAAGAGTTAGAAACCGTTAATGGTAGAGCTACATGGGTGTTCCAAACATTTGGGTTAAGAGGCAAAACCTATATAGATGGAGGTGGATTGTCAGGAGGATGGACTTGGTTTGGTAATAAATCTTTTGCTTCTTTAAATGCACCACCACAGATGTTAACAACAAAGTCATCTGAAATGCCAAAAAGAAAAGGTGGGATATTAGATGAAACACAAAAACTTATAGATTCAGCACCACTAATGGGTGGAGCTAGAAGAAAACACGCGGGTCACGCAATAGACCAAACATCTAAAATATTCAACGACGGGTATAAAAACATATCCAAAGGGTCAGGAGTTAGATTTGTGGATGAAGGTATTTTTGGTTCATTACAAGACAGAGAATTTTGTCGTACTTGGACAAAAGACAATCCTTATTATAAATTTAATAACATGGTTAGGTTTAAAGGAAATCAACTAGGTAATGAAAATTCTGTATTGGACGGCACCTTTAATTTAAATATTGCCCCTAATATGGGGGTTAATGTGGATAGTGAAGCTAAAGAAAAAAATGTAAAAAAATACATGTTTTCTATTGAAAATTTAGCTTGGAGAGGAAGTGAGGAGCTATTAAATTTACCTAAATCAGAAAAAGGACCAAACGGAGGAAGAATAATGTGGTTCCCACCTTATGATATTAGTATAGGGGATACAAATTCTGCCCAATGGAATAGCATAAACTTTCTAGGTAGACCAGAACCAGTATACGCTTATAACTATACAGAACGTATTGGTACTTTGAGTTTTAAGTTGGTGGTTGACCACCCATCCATATTAAATGTTATAGCACAAAAAGAGTTAGCTAACACACCAGATAGTGTAGCTGACGCTGCTCTGGAAGCATTCTTCGCTGGATGTAAAGATTATGATGTCTATGAATTAGCTGAAAGGTATGAATTTTTAACACCAGATGAAATAAACCAAGTTTTAAATAGTAATGAAAATAATACACCACCACCTAATGTAAATCCAGGGCCTGATACCGCGGTGGAGGTTAATGATGAAAATTCTAGCGAACCAAAAACATTCTGGAATACTTGGACAGAAACCGTAGCAGCTGGTGGGGGTGGTACTGGAGATGAAGCAACCACATATAACAACACAATTAAGAATAATGTGGTAAATCAGGAAGAAAACGCCACTAAATTAAAAACCAAAATATTATCTAAACTACTAGGAGAAGAAAATTATTTTAAACATTTAGAGAGTTCAGATGAGCTTGTCTATAGTTCTTTAAAAAGAAAATTACAGTATTTTCACCCAGGTTTTCATTCTACAACCCCAGAAGGATTAAACAATAGATTGTCTTTTTTACTACAATGTACTAGACCTGGGAATACAATAGCAACAAAAACAGAGAGCGGGGTAAAAAATTTAGACGCAGAAAATACAGCCTTTGGGACACCCCCAATATGTGTATTACGGGTAGGTGATTTTTACCACACAAAAATAGCTATAGATTCAGTTAGTTTTAGTTACGACCCATTAATACTTGACTTAAATCCAGAAGGGATTGGCATCCAACCGATGATAGCTACAGCAAGTCTTAACTTTAAATATATCGGTGGACAAGGACTAAAAGGTCCAATATCTCAATTACAAAATGCTTTATCTAATAATTATTTCGCTAATACTGAAATGTATAATCCTGATAGTCTAGTTAATACCGGAGAAGAAGGTGAGTTTGATAGTTTTGATTGGATTAAGGATAAGGCAACCGATAAAATAAATGATTGGTTTTCATAAATAATTAAAAGATGACAGGAACAACTAATTATAAAAATATTTTAAATACGTTTGTAGGCAATAGCAAGGCTTATAGTCTCGATGTTAAAAACAGATTAAAAAATTTATTTTTATTTAACAATATGGGTTTGGTGGAGGAATTAATGTGGTCTCGTAATTATAACCAAGGAGTTTTAGGGGGGGACGAAACCATTGGCGGAATAATAACTAATTTAGTTGGTATACCAGATTCACTATTCCAAAGAACAATAAATTATTATACGACATTAAAAACAGCAATTAGTAGTGAAACAACCACAATACAAACAAGTTTTAATTCTTTATCCCCAACCGATAATGAAAAACTATATATAAAAGACATTTTAAATAAAACATTAGAAAAGCAATTTGATAACATCAATAACAATTTAATAGAAGTAGTAAATAGTTTAAGAAAATCACAATTTAACCTAACAACTACAGTAGATAAATTAAATTTTATAACTAGTAATAGTTACGATGGACACTATCAAAATACATTTGGTGGTCTGGTAACAGCCCAACAACTAACGTCATCCACTACAACACTTATACAATCATACACAGGTGACAGTGTAAGTTTGGGTAATTTTATAGGGGAATATGTAAATCCTACCTTTACTAAAAACTATCCATCGGGCAATGAATATATTTTCTTTTCTAATGAGATGTATACAAATAAGAGTTTATCGTTTACTTTTGATGGTAATTACTATAATGAATTAAAAAGATTAATAAGGTCCAGAAATAGCCAATTGTATGATAGTCTTATAAAGATAGATAATGATGGGTTTAAGGGGATAAAGGTAAAAACACAAAGAGGGTTTGAACCATTACTAAATGACATAATTAGACCATGGATTGGGTATGACCTCAGACACTTCAACTCTAGAATTACCAATGGGATAGAATCCGGGTATGATATTTTAGACGGACAATTATCTACATATACTAGTGATTTTAATATTGAGTACGGAACAACTACTGGAGTGACCGCACAAAACTTAGTTAGAAATAATTTACGTGAAAGAAATGGTGGTGTTCCAGATAATAAATTTAATTTTAAATTAGAAAACCAGTTACATATTAGTTAAAAATTATGAGTTACTATAATAGATATAATGAATTTATTGTGAATGGAGACTATATAATGGTACCAGGCATCAAACTAACACAAAAATCTGGTGATAGACAGGTAGTTTATAAAACAGGTAAAAGTAGGCTAGATAAATTTTCACAACAATATTATGGTTCCCCATACTATGGTTGGTTAATTATGCAAGCAAATCCAAAATTCGGTGGACAAGAGTGGAATATACCAGACGGGACCATAATAACAATACCATACCCATTAATGCAATCACTAGAGGACTATAAAACACAACTAGACCAACACTTCCTCTACTATGGCAGATAAATTAAACTCAGGAGATGTTTTAACCAACCCAGTAGGTAACAATTTAGTTGTTGTTGACCCTAATAAAATAATGGGTTCTAATGGGAAAGTAATAGACAGATTAGTTAACACTGAAGATTTAGTTATGTACGCTAATTTATCTGCTAGAATATACCCTAGAAGTAAAATTATCGCGGGAGCTGCTGCGGGTGACGAAATAAAGGTAGAACTATTTGAGGGTGAGTTAAATTTTTTAAAACCTGGTGGTAAAAAGTTTTTAGATTCTGAGTGGACCGAAGGGTTCACCGACCCAAACTTTAATGAGAATAAAAAAAGAAATAGTGACGGTGTTGAACCAGCAAAATTTTTCGATAACAGTAAAGATTTTGGTGGTTTCGGAATAACATCTATAAGTGTTAAGGTAAACGCTTCATATATACCACAAGTAACAATTAACTTTACGGATATTAGAGGAAAAACACTATTCGAACAAGCACGAACTAATACACCCTACACTGCATTTTTTCACTTACCATACCCAACGTTCTTTTTAACACTAAAAGGTTATTATGGTAAGGCAGTCCAGTATCAGTTAACCCTAGAAAAATTTGTATCACGATTTGACCCGGGTAGTGGGGATTACTTAATAACTTGTGATTTTAAAGGAAACCATATAGCTCTTTTAAGGGATATAAATATGCATCAGTGTGTTACCGCACCGTATATGTACCCAACAAGAGTAGATAGTGAGGGATTCACCACCTCTACAAAGGGTAGACAAATAATGAGTAATGTTTACGGGATTTACAAAAAAGCTAAATTAATACCTGAAGATTTTCCAGAATATACTATAGTAGAACTAATACAAAAGGTAAAAACTATTGATAATGACTTAGGAAAATTATACGGAGAAAGAAATCTTACCGTCACAACAGATAAATTAAGATATGAAGAAACTTTAGACAAGTTTAAAGAAGCTTTTAAAGAGAACTGGGTAATGGAATATCTAGCTACGGATTTAGGTGAGGATGTGGAGATAACTATTACCGATGTTGATGTACAAGGTAACGCTTATGATAAAAAAGTTTGGACCACCGCATACCCATTAAAAGCTATAGGTAAGATAAATGCAAACGCACAATCACCAACAATACAAACTTTAGAAGAAGAGGAGGAAAAAGCAAAACAAGCACTTAATCAAATTATTTTACAATACGACAACGAACTAAGTGAAAATAGTACTTTTGGGGAGTTTGGGGAATATAAAGTCAAGAATTCTATAAAACCACAACCTACTGTGACGTTATACTCTGACATGAAAGTAAATCAACCTGACGGGATTACAGTAGATAATACTGATAACTTAAACATACAAATAGAACCTTGGTTCATTATAGGTATGGCTGAATTTTCTTTTTATGGTAGATGGAACCAACAAAAGAAAAATTTTACGGATTTAGCAACAGAAATGTCTGAAGTAGTATCGGCGGAATTAAACGAAAAACTACAAAATTATATTGGGTTCGTACCAACAATAAGAAATGTATTTGCTATTATGTTAGCAGGCGCTGACACTTTTTTAAGGCTACTTGATGATGTACACACAAAAGCCATGAGACAAAGTACCAACCCTAAAAGGTTAGCGGTAGCTAATGAGTCAAATGACAACGCTCAAAATAACACACAATCTAATGAAGTTTGTTATCCATGGCCACAATACTATGTGGTGGAAGAAGAGGGTGATTGTGGAATAACTTCAGCTGTTTTAAAATATCCAGGAGCGTCAGATGTAATTAATGTGACAGAATCTAATAATAAAATATATTGGCCTGAAGTAGAATTTGTAGAAGAATATGTTAAAAGTACTATATACCGTTTAAGTGATTATAAATTTGCAACGCTTAATTCTGGAATTTCTAAACAATTCATACCAATTAATGTAAGAGATTGGCCATCCAGCACAACACCATACTCAACTAAAGACAATAACGAATTTTTATTTGAAATATTAGACAGAGCACAAGCAGTGATTACATTTGGTAGTGTAATGACTAGATACGAAGCTCTATCTTCACAAAATCTAGTTGGTGAGGCATTAAATGAATTAGCGGCATATGAAGCAGAAAACATAAATAAACAAATAGAAGAAAATCCAAAATTACAAGAGTTTATTGGTGGTTTATTAAGCTTTGAAGATATAGAAAGAAAACTAAAATCTACATCACCATATAACTTTAGTATTTATGAAAATTTCGGGATTATCACACCATTCACCCAAAAAACTTTTACAATTGAAACTATACCGAACAATCCTTTTGATGTTATAAGCAAGAATTTCTCATTAAATTCTCAGGCCATAAAAGTATCTAAAACCACCGGATTTTTTGATGTAGTACCTATCATATTTCCACAAACCACTGGTAGCTGGATTGTTAATAATTTTGCAGGTGGTGAGTTAATTTCTGGTCCTGGTGATTTTTATGGTATTGGGGATAGTCTATTTTATGATATTAATGGTACGGGAGTACTTAGTGATATAAAGGGAGTGCGTTATTTAACCAGTGTGGATTTAGGATTAAAGATGCATATAACTTCAGCAAAAGCACCTATGCTTTTTCATCTACTACTAGGTAGCCCATCAGGACCCCAAACAGACGTTAATGTGGTAAATCAATACTACGAGGATAAAATGTCAGACCCCGCAAAGATAGACTATACTGAAGGAGATATTAAAGATTCCTTGACACCTATTAATCTAAATGACCCACTACAAGGCAATACACTTAATCAAGAAATAGACCAAACATCTAAAAAATTAGCGTCTATGTTAAACACACCATATTTTATTAACTCACTATTAGATGGTGTAAGTAAAGATAAAGCTGGTACCGCAAACCCATATACTTTGAGTTCTTACTTATTATTAAATTCTTTACCATTAATAAATTTTAGAGAAAGGGTGTTAGATGTGACTAATGGTAGAGACGGAGACTTTGGGGACTATGTCGCGTCAATGTTTAATCAGATGCCTGCATTACACACCGTCCCAATATCTTTATTATTAAAAATAGGTTCTATATGGTGGAGGTATAAAGAAACAATTAAAACAACAAATGACCCACTAACAGCAATTTGGGGAGACATAGGAATGTCCCCAGCAACTATCTACGACCCGGGAGGGAGTTCTTTAAATGCAAATTTTACATTTACTGGTCTAACAGACGGTACCACCTATAATTACATATCTGAAGATACTACTAATAATAGTTTACAAGTTGGCGTTTACCCAAGCCTAATAGAAGCTATACAATATATAGCCACAGACAACACAAGTAGTTATGTGCCACCACTACCAGTTCCAGCCCCAACATCATCTCTAAATTTAATATTTAACCCACTTATATTACCAGCAGTAGATTTAAATTTAAGTATTGAAAATAATGTAGCGGTGTCTTATACAAGTAGTGACGGAACAAAAGTTAATTACTACACTGTTTATTTAGATTCTAATAACATAAACGATAAAAGTACATTTGGGGTTAAATTTGGTAATAGAGTTGAACCAAATAGATATTTTATAATGTATCCTTCATCCGGACGCCTAACCTGGACCGAAGCACCAGCCTACGAAGATGACGGAACTATAAACCCAGCAAGTGTACCAAACAATACAAATTCGATGCATAACGGTGCGGCCCGATTACTATGGTCGTCCTCACCTAACGGATACTTCCAACACAAGAGTTCATACAAACCAAATTACAACCAATATCTTAAATTAGTAAACCCAGAAAAAAACGAACAGGTTATACCATGGTCTTTAATTGAAAATACTAGTTATTCGACAATAGAAGAATTAAGAGGGGTGTTTAACAACCAACAGTTAGATGAATTTGAAAAAATGTTTTTGGCTTTTGCTGATTCAAAAAACCCTAAAAATGTAGGAGGGACACTAAAAGGATTTATAAAAGAAGTTAGTGTCATAGAAGATTCTTATTTTGACAGTGCCGAATTAGATTTTATTAATGGAGCGATATACGATATAGGTTCTACAATATTAGTGGTACAAGCAAGGAAATTTGATAGAGTAGTAGGTGAGTTCATCCACCAATCGATAGATTACTCACATAATTCTACTACTAATTTAGATATGATTGTAAATGGGTCAACTGTGTTACAAAATGTGATGGGTCTTTATAGTGAGAGTACAGACTATGATTTTGGAACCTACCCACAATCTTCTGTGACCATACCTACTACTGTAGGTGGTACGTTCCCACCATTAACCCAGGAACATATAGACATGCAAATTTATGTTGGGGAACATTACACTAGTGGTAACGATTTTGATTTATTAAGTACAACAGATATTAGTAATCCTTTTTATAACTTTTTTGTGACCGCAAGACCAGACGGCAATGGTATTACCTTTAATAGCAGTAATATAGAAGCTTTTGCACCTATAATTCGAATGTATGGGACCTATTGTACCAAAGCCCCATCCTTGAACACCTTTCCCGCTCATAAATACATAAAATTATTGGTTGATGAATTAGAAGAACTAAACACCCAAGAAGAAGAGTACATCAATACTATTTTAAAGAAGACAAAGAAAAAGATAAAAGAGGAAAAGAATATAAACAAACTTAAAGAGCCAGATTCACGACCTTCTGTAGAAGCAGATGATTTAAAATTAGAATTATATAATGGTTTTAAAACAATGAATGATAGGTGGATTTCAGGTATTAATTTGACAGCAACTGGAGGAACACTATTTGAAAGGTTCTTATTTTTGGATAGAGCAAATAGAGACATAGGAAATGATGCTGTCATTAACATATGGGATATATTAAAATTAGACTCACCTTTCGATGACGGTAGTTCAAAGACCCTAACCCAGAGTATTGCTAGTTACTTAAGTATTATTTTAGCGGATAACTACTTTAATTTTATACCACTACCTTCATACATAAACTTCTTTAATATAGAAGGGGATAATTCCCAACGACAAGGAAATGCGATGTTCGGTACATTCACTACTGTAGATTATCTAGAGTCTAAACCAGCTTTTTTATGTCAGTATGTGGGTAACTCTTCAAACCAACTAGATGTCAAAACACCAAATAATGGATACAGTACAGATACATTTAACGCGAATAATACCGCTAACAACCCACTTTTAGCTGAAGACTGTGGTGATAGAAATCTGTCCAATAAAGTAATGGGTTTTAATGTTGATTTTGGTATACCAAATCAAAATATATTTGAATCAATAACGTTAGACCAGTCACAATATCAAAATACGGCGGAGAGTTATAAGGTTTTACAGGAAATGGCAAATTCTGGAGGTGGTGGAGCGACAAGCATGGCATCTCTATCCCTATACAATGTTTATGCTAGTAGGTCATATACCGCAAAAATTACATGTATGGGGAATGTAACCATTCAACCAACCATGTACTTCCAACTTAGGTATTTACCTATGTTTAATGGGCCGTATTTAATTATTAATGTAGAACATGATATAAGACCAAATACTATAGAAACTAGTTTTGAAGGTATAAGAGTACCAATTCCTAAATTACCAAAAATTGATGATTTAGTACAACGTGTTAATGAAAGTTTATATAAAGAAGCGGAAACTAACCTTAGAGAGACTAGACAACCTAATTACTATTATGATAATTTAAACGCCACAAAAAACCAAATGAAACTTACAAGAGAACAAGATGGATATATAGATAGTGGTAGTACATGGAATTCACCAAATTTAGTAAACGACGCTATAACTTGGGGTGACGTGATGTTCCCATTTGATGTGAATGTTTCCGAAGATAACCCACTAGAACCACATTTAGGTATAGATTTAACCCCAACAATAAAAATGACAGATGAAGCGTCAAGTGATGCCGGTCTTTATGTCTACCCAGCGTTTGATGGGGTGGTAACCGCAGTAGTAGATGGATGCCCAATAGGGAATACTGAGGAAAATTGTGCAAAAGGTAATTATGTAGAAATAACACACGATATGGGTATAGCAAATCCACTTGATGACGAAACAGCGTACTATAAAATAACTTATGCGTTTTTAAGGGAGGGAGTGTTAGTTACACCAGACCAAGGACCTGAGTCAATTATTTATAAAAGTAGTGTTGGTGTAGGGGGCAAAAAGTTAGGTAAACTAGGGAATACCGGAAATTCTAAAGGACAACATTTACATTTTGAAATTGTAAGAGGAGTCCAAGTAAAAGGTAAAATTGTGGAACACATATTAAATCCAAAAAACTTTTTACCAGCTTATAGACCACTCTAACTATTGTAATTACCTATTTAGTTGACTATTATTAAATTTAATGATATTTATATAACAAAGAATTATGATATCAGAAATTATAAAAGAAAAATTAGGAAATTTCCTAGGTAAAAAAACCGATAACGTTACTATGTTGGAGGCAACACCAGAAGGGCAACAAGTTTGTGATTTAGATACCGGTACCTGCTATACTATTAGAAGTAGAGACGGGTTAATAGAAAGAGTTGAAAATAGTATTAAAGTAAATCGTAAAGTACAAGTAGAATCACCATCAGGAGAAATAAAACAATTATTAAATGGCTAAGGAATTAGAAAAAAAATTATTAAAAGAATTATCTAGATTTAAAGAGATTAATCACAATACTCAAAATTTAGACGAACAAATGGTCGGTAGTATGGGCAATTTAGGTATGGGCAGTCATATTGACCGCTTAGCCAAACGATTTAATATGGGTGAACAGGAAGAGCCAGAAGTGGAAACAGAAGAAGTACCATTAGACCCAGAAGCTGAAACAGAAGAAATGCCAGATGAATTAGCTGGTGAGACGGAAGGCGGTGAAGAAATGGACATGGATGTAGATATGGAAGGTGGTGACGAAGAAATGGAAATGGATACGGATATTGATGTTGGGGGAGAAGATACCACCGAATTAGATGTCACTGATTTAGTAACAAAACAAGATGAAGTTAATACAGAATTATCAGACCAAAAAGATATCTTATCTAAGAATAGCCAAAGTTTAGATGATTTAATGAACAAATTATCAGATTTAGAAGACCACTTAACATCTATGGATGATATGGTGGAAAAAATAAGTAATTTAGAAAATAAAATTGAGGAGTACCGTCCTCGTACACCAGAAGAGAAAATAGGCCTTAGAAAACATGATAGTGGCCCATACAACCAAAATCTTAGTGATTTTTTCACAGATAAAGAAGAAATTTTTGATAAAACTGGAAAGAAACAATATATTTTAACAAAAGATGATGTTGAAGATTTTAGTAAAGACGACATCAAGAAGAGCTTCTCACAACCAGAAGACGAAGAAGAGTAAAATTAATCTATTCTTTGTTTGACATCCCTTATTTATATTCTTATATTTACATAGATATTAATTAATTAAAAAAAAAATTTATGAGTAATAGTTTAGATGCGGTTTTAGCTCAATACGAGAAAAACAAACAAAGTGGTGGTTCCACAAAACCACAAATGACATCAGAAGAAAGAATGAAACAATATCTTTCCATAATGTTACCAAAAGGAACAAAACAAGGAGAAAAAAGAATTAGAATCGTACCAACCAATGACGGTACATCACCATTTAAAGAAGTATTTTTTCACAATACACAAGTACAAGGTAGGTGGATGAAAATCTACGACCCAGGGAAAGACTCCACAGGAAAACCAACAGGAGAAAGAAGTCCATTAAATGAAGTAGAAGAAGCTTTAAGGCTAGCTGGTGATGCACAATCAAAAGAATTAGCACGTTCTTATCGTTCACAAAAATTTTACATAGTAAAAGTTGTTGATAGAGATAATGAAGAAGACGGTGTTAAATTTTGGAGATTTAAACATAATTGGAAAGGTGACGGACCAATCGATAAAATTATCCCTATATGGAGAAATAAAGGGGATGTAACAGACATAAATGAAGGAAGAGACTTAATATTAATCCTTCAAACAGTACCATTACCAGGAGGTAGAGGTGAGTATACTACTGTATCTTCAGTTATGTATGAAGACCCAGGAAAATTATCAGAAGACCCAGCATTAGTAAAAGAGTGGACAGAAGATGCTAGAACCTGGAAAGATGTATATTCTCAAAAACCAGTAGAGTATTTAGAGGCTATTTCTAAAGGATTGGACCCAGTATGGGATTCAGAACTTAAAAAATATGTTTATGACGACCCTAATAGTGTTAACAACACAACAGACACTACAACATTAGGTTCTACTAGTGACCCACAAGCAAACGACCCACAGGACGAAGACTTACCATTTTAATTAAAGGAATATGGCGTTGAAAAAAAGAACATTCGCGGACTTAAAAAATAAATTTTCCAAGAAAGCTAACTTTAAACCAGAAAGATTTTTTGATTTAGGGAAAGCTTTTCTTGATGCTACTGGATTACCAGGACCAGCGATGGGACACCTACAAATGTTTCTTGGTCATTCAGATACTGGTAAAACAACCGCTTTAATAAAAGCAGCTGTTGACGCACAAAAAAAAGGCATATTACCAGTATTAATTATTACCGAACAAAAGTGGGGTTTTGAACACGCAAAACTTTTAGGTTTTGATTGTGAAGAAGTTGTAGATAAAACTACTGGAGAAGTAGATTGGGACGGTTTCTTTCTGTTTAATAATGATTTTCATTATATAGAAGAAATTACTGATTATATTAATAGTTTATTGGACGCACAACAGAAAGGAGAGTTAGAATATGATTTATTGTTCTTATGGGATTCAGTTGGTTCAGTACCATGTAAAATGACTTTTGATGGTAAAGGTGGTAAAATGCATAATGCAGCAACACTAGCTGACAAAATAGGTATGGGGCTAAACCAGAGAATTGGCAAATCCAGAAGACAAGATTCTAAATACACAAACACACTAGTAGTAGTAAACCAACCATGGGTAGAGTTACCAGACAACCCATTTGGTCAACCAAAAATTAAAGCTAAAGGAGGAGAGTCATTATGGTTAAACTCCACACTAGTTTTTAGATTTGGAAATCAAAAAAATGCTGGTACAACAAATATTTCTGCAGTTAAAGAAAAGAGAAAAGTAAAATTTGCTACTAGAACTAAAATAACAATAATGAAAAACCACGTAAATGGTTTGGGATATGAGGACGGTAAAATTCTTATAACACCACATGGTTTTATAGCTGGTAGAGAAATTACGGAAGAAAAGAAATCAATAGATAATTATAAACAAGAACACGCTACATTTTGGTCTGAACAGTTAGGCAAAGGTGGCGATTTCGATTTAAAAATAGAAAAAGAAAATGACTAAATTAAAAACAGGAGACAAAGTAAAGGTGCACTATATAGGTACTTTAAAAGATGGTTCAGAATTTGATAATTCTAGACAACGAGAACAAACATTAGAGTTTGCTATTGATGATGGTAAACTATTAAAAGGATTTAATGATACCGTTAAAGATTTAAGTGTTGGAGATAAAAAAACAATTAGTTTACCAGCAAACGAAGCTTATGGTGAATATATAACAGAAGCGGTAATAACGGTACAAAAAAATGAATTTCCATCGGAAATGAAATTTGAAATGGATAGATTTGTACAAGGTCAAGATAACCAAGGAAGACCAGTACAAGGACAGATAGTTAAAATTGAGGAAGAAAGTATAAATTTAGATATGAACCATCCATTAGCTGGTGAAGATTTAAGTTTTGAAATTGAATTAGTAGAAGTAGTAAAGTAAAAATTGTTTAACCCTTTTAATTAAATGTCTTGATAAGAACCCTATTAGTTGACGGAAACTCATTATTAAATACAGGTTTTCATGGTATTAAAAATATGTATCATGGAGATAATCATATAGGTGGTCTATATCATTTTTTAAATACCGTAAGAAAACTTATTGACAGTTATTTTATAACAAAGGTAGTTGTATTCTGGGACGGAGAAGAGAACACCAAATCAAGGATAGAACTGTACCCAGATTATAAACTAAAGAGAAGACTAAAACTAAAATCTCAAGACTCTCTAGACTCCTATTCCAGACAAAAATTACGCACACAAGAATATTTAGAAGAACTTTATGTTAGACAATCTACATTTAAATGGTGTGAAGCAGACGATTGTGTTGGTTATTATTGTGATAAATCACCTAATGAAGAAATTATAATATTAACTTCAGACCGAGATTTATTACAGTTAATTTCACCTAACGTTTCACTTCACATTATTTCATTAAATAAATTATTTAAATTTGGTGATAAGGTACCACTAAATGGGGTTTATATCCCATCAGACAATATAAGGGTGGTCAAAACTATATGTGGTGATTCATCTGATAATATATATGGGATAAAAATGGTAGGTGTAAAATCACTTATAAAGATAAAACCAGAAATATTAGAAGAAAAAGTAACATTAGATGAGGTTTTAGAAACAATAAAAACTAAAGACAAGGTTACGACCAAGGAAAAGAATATAATTGAAGGGGTGACAAATCAAGAACCCAATAAAAAAGATATTTTAAAAACTAACTACAATATCATAGGGATAGGTAAACAGTTTTTAACTAAAGAAGCAATAAAAGGAATAAAAGAATTGTCGGTAGAAGCTATAGACCCGAAAGGGAGAGATTGGAAAAACGCTTTAAACTTGATGATGTCAGATGGATTACTTAATATTTTACCACAGACAAATGATGCTTGGGTAGATTTTGTAAGGCCATTCTTAAGATTAACAAGAATAGAAAAAGATTTTTATAAAAATAAAAAAAAATAATAGTATGAAACAAAGAAATGATAATACACAAAAATGTGAATTTATACTAACATTAGGAAAAAATATTGTATGCCAAAGATTTTTCTCAGTTAGGAATTTTAATAATAGAGCAACTAATTCTTTAGACCTACATTACAGTATGACAGACATTGTATATGAGATAGAAGATAAGTTAAAACAAAAAACTTTATTTTTAATGGATAGTAATTTTAGAGAAAATAACAGTACAATCACACAAGGTGAAGACAATTTTACGATAACAATAAAAAAAGGTAACACACCAGTATACACTAGAATTCTACCTGCCGATGTCTACCCCCCAAAAGTAAGATATACTGTAGATATAAGACCACAAATATCTTATATTTTAAGAGAATTGACCGACACACTATCAAGTAAAAAAGTTACCACTAACTACCAAGATTATTCACTAATTGTTAGAGAATAAAGTATTTATCATTAAATCAATTTACAGATGAGCGAAACTACAAATTTTGGGTATCTAGGATATACCTTTCAACTAAAACTATTAAATTTAGTTATTACTGACGATACTTTTTTTCAGTCGATAATTGACGCTATTCTCCCCAAATATTTCGACAATCAGTACTTTAGATTAATCATGCAATTAATTAAAGAATATTATGAAAAATATCAAACATCACCATCTTTTGACGCTCTAGACCAACTTACCAGAATAGAAATATCTTCAGAAATGGCAAGAAAGAATATTTTTGATATGATAAAGGATATTAAAGACGCTTCATTTGAAGACCATCTTTTTATTAAAGAAAAATCTATAAAATTTTGTAAACAACAAGAATTAAAAAAAGCCATTAGGAAAGTAGAAAATATAATGGAAAAGGGGGAATTCGAGAATTATGATAAATGTGAAGAATATATTAGAGACGCAATTAAAATAGGTGATAACGATATCGGTAGTTTTGAAATTTTTACAGAATTAGAAAAATTATTAGAAGAGGACTACAGACACCCACTACCAACAGGAGTAGACGGATTAGATAATATTTTAAATGGTGGACTAGCTAAAGGTGAAATTGGTGTCGTTTTAGCACCAACAGGGGTAGGGAAGACAACTATGTTAACTAGGTTCGCTAACACAGCTTTTAATATGGGATATAATGTGTTACAAATCTTTTTTGAAGATAACCCAAAGATAATCCAAAGAAAACATTTTACATGTTGGACTGGAATACCCAACGATAAATTAACAGAACACAAAGAAACTGTTTTAGATAAAGCAGATGAAATGAAAAAAACTGGCGGTAAATTAATATTAAAAAAATTACCATCAGATGAAATGACTATGTTACAAATAAAAAACCAAGTAAGAAAAATTATTTCAGAAGGGACTAAGATAGATATTATATTAATAGATTATATTGATTGTATACTGCCGGATAGGGCATTTAACGACGAATGGAAAGGTGAGGGTTCGGTTATGAGAAAATTTGAAGGCATGTGTCACGAGTTAAATATAGCTGGATGGACAGCGACACAAGGAAATAGAAGTTCTATATCCTCAGACGTTGTAACGACTGACCAAATGGGAGGGTCCATCAAAAAAGCACAAGTAGGTCATGTAATTATATCAGTCGCAAAGACTTTACAACAAAAAGAACTAGGATTGGCTACCATCGCGATAGTAAAATCTAGATTAGGTAGAGACGGCGTCATTTTTGAAAATTGTAAATTTGATAATGCAACTCTAGAAATCGATACTGACAGTACACAAACATTCCTAGGTTTCGAGGAAGAAAAAACAAATAGAAACCGTGAAAGAGTAAGCAGAGCTCTACAAAGAAGAGAACAAATAATAAATAAAAATAATTAATTAAAAAATAAAAACATGGAAGTATCAAATAAGATTCTATCGGATATTACTGTTCACATGAAATATGCGAAGTATATACCGGAGTTAAATAGAAGAGAGACGTGGGGAGAGTTGGTAACACGAAACAAAGAAATGCACCAAAAGAAATATCCCCACCTAGAAGAAGAAATAGAAGAAAAATATAAATTTGTATACGATAAAAAAGTATTACCTTCCATGCGAAGTATGCAATTCGGTGGTAAACCGATAGAAATATCTCCGAATAGAATTTATAACTGCGCATATCTACCCGTAGACCATATTGATTCTTTCAGTGAAACAATGTTTCTATTACTAGGAGGTACAGGTGTAGGGTATTCCGTACAAAAGCATCATGTAGAAAAATTACCATGTATTCAAAAACCGTACCCTAAAAGAAAGAAAAGATTTCTAATCGGAGACTCTATAGAGGGATGGGCAGATTCAGTTAAGGTTCTTATGAAAACATATATGAATGGTGGTGGTTCCAGAGTAGAATTTGATTATTCGGACATTAGAGCTAAAGGAGCTAGATTAGTAACATCAGGTGGTAAGGCTCCTGGACCCCAACCGCTAAAAGAGTGTTTGGTTAAAATAGAAGGTATTTTATCACATAAAGATAATGGTGAACAATTAACCACTCTTGAAGTACATGATATTGTATGTTACATAGCAGACGCAGTTCTTGCTGGAGGAATCAGACGAGCTGCTCTCATTAGTTTATTTAGTGCAGATGACGACTCAATGATTGGGTGTAAAGCAGGTAATTGGTGGGAATTGAATCCACAAAGAGGAAGAGCTAATAATTCCGCTTGTTTAATGAGACATAAAATTACTAAAGAATTCTTTATGGATTTATGGAAAAGAGTTGAATTGTCAGGAGCAGGAGAACCAGGTATATATCTTAATAATGATAAAGATTGGGGAACTAATCCTTGTTGTGAGATTGCACTAAGACCTTATCAATTCTGTAA